TTTTGAGAAGGGTATCTTAACTTGCTTTTTGACTTATGTGTATAATTTTTATCTAACTTTATCTATTTGCATTACGTGCTATAAAAACAGAAATACGTCACCTTTCTAGTTTGTTACTTTACTGTATATCAACGATATAATTGCATTGTGTGAGTTGATTGTGTGACCAATGTGTGGTCATGTGGTCAACTCTGCAATCCTTTCCCCTCAATCAATTCATCAATCTGACCGCAAATTTCTAACTGCCACCCCACATCATCCGTAGCACTCGCTAAATAACTCAACTCATATAGATTTACTATCTTTCTGACAAAGTGCATATTAGCTTTCAAGCAAATCTCCAAGTCGTCATACTCCTGTTCGTTCAATTCCCTCGACTGCTCAATATAACTTAACTCCGCTAACCTCTTATGAAATGGCATCACTGCAAACATGTTCATCATCTCCTTTACTACACTATATGAGACGATTCGATAAAAATGCATGTCCTGTTAAATAAATTATTCTACACTATAATTTCCATATGTCGTGTACGTTCATATCAAGCTCTTTTGCGATTTTTAAGGCTGTACTTAGTTTAGGGTCGTTACCATTTACAATCTTATTTATAGCTGCTGTTGTGAGTCCTACTCGTTCCGCTAATATCTTTTGGTTCATGTCATCTCTTCTGGCAAGGATAACTTTTAATTCGGTTTCCATGCAATCACCTCGATAATTAATTCAACGAGAGTTATATGATTTCCTGCTTGATTTATCGAACGTATGTTTCTATAATGATTGAAAGGAGATGATTGTATGAGTGAAGCTATTCATTTGAGACGTGGGAATAAGTTATGGGAAGCTAATTTTATTCTACCTGAACAAAAAGAAGCATTGAGAGATTTAGAAAAGGAAGAAAGCAAAGTACCTCAACCGATGCTTGATGAACAGGAACTTTATGAATTAGGATTAGTCGCTCATGACAGCCTTAAGCACACGTTAGATGTTAAAGTTACCTATTGGGATAAAGGCTTTTATAAGGATGTTGTGGGGATAGTTGGACATATTGACCATCAAGGAGGACGTTTTAAATTAAGCGTAGGAGAAGAATATACATGGGTTGATATTGATAAATTAAGTCACATCGAAAGGATTTGATTTTATGGATATGATCATGGAACAGAAAATATTGAGGATTGTCACTAATAGGTCAAGGGAACGAAAAGAGACTACTATACAAACTCTATCAAGGTTAAGTGGCGTTGAAGAGGAACGGTTAAAGAGAATGATATTGAAGCTAGAGAAGGAAAATGAATTGAGGATAGCTAATGGATTTATATACAATGGAAAGAAGCCCTCATAAAGAGGGCTCTTTTTTTGTTAGAACATATGCGACCAAGTTTGTTGACCGACAATCCCATCGACTAGCAATCCATGCTTACTTTGATAACTGCGTACAGCACGTTGAGTCTGTGGCCCATAGATTCCATCTGCCGTAATTCCTAACGCACGCTGTACAGCCTTGATGTCGTCACCTCGCATCATTGGTGAGGTTAAGCGTAGCAAGCGAGAATATTTAGGTTTAGCTGCAGGCTGTTTGTTAAGCTCTGTCCATGTTTTAGGACCAACGATCCCATCTGGCGTTAACCCTTTTGCACGTTGAAAAGCTAAGACTGCATTGTGAGTCTCGTCTCCGAAATCATCATCGCCGCCAAATCGCGGTAAAGGAAATCCATGAGCAATCAAACGTTTCTGCATACGACCAACCACTGCACCTTTTGAACCTTTACGCAAAGTAGGAGTAGAGTTATTAACCTGCGTACCGCCTGTTTTTGGTGGTGTAGGCTTCACAGTAACAGTGGTTAACTGCTGTCTCACTAAATTCATATCGATACCAGGACATTGAGTGTTGGCTCCAGAATACTCACGATGACCTTTAACATCATTTACAGCAAGCTTGAAGCGTTCCATATTAAAGATCGCTCGTTCTCTCCATGCCTGCTCCTGCGCTTCTGTAAATTCGCCATTACCCACTAAACAAATGTGATAAGCATTCGTGTTGTGTCCTGATATACCGTTTGTAATGACAGCAGGGTCATAGCATAATTGTACAGTGCCGTCTCTTAAAATAATTTCATGATAGCCCCCTGTTTTCCACCCTAAAGAACGCCAGCGCCCATTCCAAAAAGCAAAATAGTCACCACTAGCCGTAGCTGAGTGATGACGAGCGATAGAGGTTATACGAGTTAATACCCTTTTTGAAGTTCCGCCATGAGTACGATTACGTATGTCTTGTATTTTAGTCATTATTATCCTCCTTCGTATTACCTTCTCTTTTATTTCCAATCTCAAATAATCCTGTAGCTGCTAAACCCGCAAATCCTCCTGCCCATAAACGGAAGGTTAAATCTAAATCCGTAAAAGGATAAGAAAGAGCACCTATCGCCAAACCGACGATAAGTGCTAATAGTGGGATGAAATTCTTTTTTACATTCACCGTTTTCTTAATTAACTCTACTAAAGCTAAGATAATCGGACTTATCACCGTAGCAAATATTAATACTGTTTCCATTTCAAACACTCCTTATCTAGTTAGAAAATTTTCTAAGAGTAAATAAATAAGACCGCCACTTCCTGCGACGACCCCTACTATCTTCCATATTTGTTGTTGTGTAAACTTCTGCCTTTCTCTAGCAAACTTACGGTCATTAACATCGTTTCCTAAAACATGATTCAATAGTTGTTGTGACAAATCTATTTGCCTACCACTCTCTTTTAAGACCGTATTTTCGGTATCGGTTAACTTTTGGCGTATCTCACTATTCATTTTTTCTTGCTCTCTACGTTGGGATTCTAGAGCGATTAACCGTCCTTCATGGTCCTCCAATCTTTGATGCATAGTTAAGTCCTCCTCAGGCATCGTTATCCCCCTCCTATCTCTATAAATGGGAGTTAAGCCCCTTTACTCCCTCGTGATTAATCTGTATAAATAAATATAACTCTCATATCCTCGTGGATGAGAGCTAGGGGAGTGACCGCTCCCCGAACTACATAAAAGAGAGACACCGTTATGGTATCTCTTTAGTGCGCAGTATCATCCTACTACTTCAAATAATAATTCTTCCATTCGTCAAAAATAAGAAATAAGCAATCTTCTAATGTTTTATCATTGTCTGTATTTAAGGTCACAACATGATGTTGTGCTCCTTCTGGTAAACAATGTAAGTCAATTTTATCTTTATAAATATTGATCATAACTTTGTCACCTCTATCATGATCCTCATTCCCAAATCGTATTTCTTTAATGGGTTTACGTAACTTGGGAAAAAAAGAGTAATCGTCAAATACGCTTACTCGATATTCAAATTTTGACAATTTTTTATCTTCTCTAATGGAATTTGTAAATTCCTTATATTCTTCTATTTGAGTGAAATTAAGCATGTTAACCTCCAATAAATATTAGATATAAACAACATAAGTAATTCACTCAATAAAAGCAAGGGATTTATTAATATTCTAAAGGTATATCCGGTGTGAATCATTTAAGCAAACAAAAAGCGACTCCATATCCCTTATCACTATCATAAGGAGTTGTTACTTGCATTACTCTTACATTGGTTGGATCCTGCGACACTGTACGGACACCCTCATTATACGCTTTAATAATATCCATCGGTTGGACATCCTCTGTCACTCTCACATAAACTTGACCAACTACAGAAAATAGAGTCCATAAGCCATCCCTATAGTAAAGGAAATTACGGCTCCGCATCCAAGCAAAAAGATGCTGTTTTGCTTTATGATTTCTTTCTTAATTTCTTTATTCGTCAATTAATTGTCACCTTCTTTCTTACTTATTATCGATTAGTGATATAACCACTTCTCTTAGGTTGCTAAGTGGAGGGATTTCCTCAATCGTCCTCTCTCCCGATTCTATATGCCTAACCCAAATTTTGACCAAACCACTATTTTCGTTAAACAAGTGAATCACCTACTAACATAGACAATTCAATTATTGCATCTTCCATTTCTTGTACTTTCTCTTCTTGTGTTTGGACTTCTTCTAATAAATGGACATCCTCTATTATTTCGCCTTCTTCTGTGATTCGGTCAATTAATAAAATTTTTTCTCCAAATTTTACATGATGCTCTTTAATCTGTTTAGATACGTGATTATATCTAATTCCTGTCGATACATTCGCCCTTACAACTGTATTGTACACGCTTATCACCTACCTAAATATGATTCCTGCACTTGTAACTTCATTTTCTAATTGAGCTCCCACACTACCTAAAGCATTATAAGCAGATATAATAGATCCTCTGTCTATTCTAATGTCACGAGCTTGACCGTTCCCGCTACAATCTGCATCATCTGCGTTGATTCTTCCACCGCGGTTAGCATAAATTCCATGTAAAATATTATCTGTTATTAATCCATTACTAACATTTACGGTAGCGCCAGTAGCAGCGTAAACTCCTGCATTATTTCCGCACCTTTTTACAGTTACTCCATCAGCATTAACTGTTGATGCTCCGTCTGCGTATATACCTTGCGACCCACAATCCTCTATAATCGCACTGTCTAAATCAATTGTAGATGCCTGAGTCGCACTAGCACCTCTCCCCCGCGCTCCTGATAAGTTTGAAGATGCCGCACTTACTTGACTGTTAAAATGAGCGTGGATCGCTCTTTCCCCTGCTCCTGATAAATTACCATGACGTATATTAAGGCGACCTCCAGCATAAACCCAAGCAGCATGTCCTCTTGCCCCAGAAAAATCAGCGTGCATAGCTTCAACGACTGAAGAACTTCCTAAATAAACACCATTGCCATTAGAATTTTTCCCGCTCCCGTTTCTAAAGTTGATATATGATCCCCTAAATGCTAAAAGGCAAGCGCTATTAGCGCCGTCAAATACCGACCCAAAAGCCACGATGTGAGCACCATTAAAAGCATACAAACCAACTCCGCCACTATTAATAACACCAGCTTCTGGTCTTATAACAGATCTAGCTCCATCTGCAACAAATACACCGTGACGGTTTAATGCGTCGCCAGAGTAGCTCATGACAAATTTAACATCAATAATTGGCAAGACTCCATTATCTGCTGCTCCGAATGCCGGATAAACAGTATTGTCAGTTACGGAAAATGATTCTATTAAGAAAGAGCGAATAATCGTTACTTCTTCGTCTTCTGCGGTGATAGTGATAAATCCTAAATCGATACCTCTCACTAACACTTGCTCCGTCATATTAAAACCTGTTAGCAGCTTTATCTCAGCTTTCAGACCATTTAATTTATATCTAAATCTTTTACGACTTAAAAATTCAATAGCTTCATTGATTGACTCGTAATCGCCGCCACTACCTACCGTTACAGTCACATCATAATCAGATGTTAGTTCTTCTAGTTTTTCCTCTACATGTGTCAACTGTTCATTAGTATCTTCTTTAAATTGAGTCCATTCTGGTTGCAGATTAGCGATAGCGTCGTTCAATCTTTGCTCGAAATTTTGTTCGATTCCTGCCGTGTCAAAAGCGCCATCAAGTAAACTTTGTGTGATCTCGGTAGCTACATCAGCCGAAACTTTTGCCCCATCTGCAATAATCGCTGTGATTTCTGCCGCCCTCGCCATAGCTTCTCTTGTGTCTTTTCCAAACATTTTTTCTCTTGTTTGAGTCGTATAATTTTTAACTAGAGATGGCACTTCGTTTGGATTGTATTCTGGTTGTTTTGGACTAATCTCGGTAGGGTCTCTGTATTGTGTTTCATTTATAGATTGCAACAATTGGAGAATTTTGTTAACATCCGTTTGCTTAATCTGATTTACTTCTGTCATTCATTACCTCCATCTAAGGCATCTAATCGAGCCTTAATTTGTTGTATTTCTAGGTTATTACTCGCTTCATAAGCTGATAGCAATTGTGATGTAACTGCTATTCCTTGCTCATTGCCGTTAATTCTTTGCTCGTGATTCTGTACGATATTTGTAAGGACTTCAACGGCTTGTTGCAAGTCGGCTATCTTTTCTATATCTGGCACTAAATCTTCTAATCTATCTACTGCTGAGGTCAAATTAGTAATAACTTGTTCTAAGCCTTCTAAATCAGCATTTTCTATAGCTTGTTGTAAGTCATTTAAAGAGGATTCAACATTAGTTACTTCTTTTCGTATGTTCGTTATAACTTGTGATTGCCTACCTACTGTTTCCTCTAAATCAAAGATTTTTCTAGCGCTTTGATTCGCTCTGTTTTGATAATCCGATGCCGTTAAAAATTGGTCTCCTATAACAAGGCTGTTTTGCTCTGGTTCGTTTAGATTAATAGACTTACCTATTACCCTTAGATTTTCATTAATGTTCATTACAGGATTAATGACCGGGTAATAATAGCCGACCTCAAAACTATGTGGAGCTAATTTGATTAGGGATAGGTCAAGTGCCGATATGACATATTTAACTTTGACTCGATTGTTTTCTCTTAGATACTCTCTACCTCGACTAAGTAAAATACCAGGTTCATTTACGTCATCCCAAGCCACATTCTTTGTAAGGACGGAGAATATACCTTGTGCAGCTAAATCCTCTATATAATCCCTACCACCATTTACATCAGCAATTGTCACCCTTGCTTGTGATGCATCCGTTGCCCCTTCGTCCTCTGATTCTATACGTGAGCCTAAAGGGATTAATCTTGTGATGATGTCTGTCGGGTCCGTTTCTTTTGAAATAGATCGCAAATTTTTCGCTATCCGTATTTCAGTTGTCTGTATGATTTGTTGAGGTACGATGTAATCTAAGTACCTTACACCATCAACTTTCCTAACCCTTAATTCTCCACCTAACCTATCAACTAACTTGTCAAAGATAGCATCTAAGGTGTTTTCGTAATTAAGATATCTGTATAAAGTTCCTGTTGAAGAATCTACCGTTACCTCACCTAATACAAAGGTTTTGTCTATCTCGTCATGAGCTATATCTGCATTGTGATTATTAATCATGATTTGAAGAAAATCCCTAACTGAAATATCGTGATATTCTCCATGACGTTGACAGGAATCGTTTAGAAACCCTAATTCATCCTCGCAAATAAAAGACTTTCCGTATGAACCATCTTCAGTCATATTCTCAACAAGAGACAAAATACGACCATCAAAATCTAGTGTGTTTGTCTGAGTGTTCAAGACTCTTACTAGTGTTTTGTATGGCCGTATCAATTCATATCCTGGATTGTCTGGTAAAATTGTAAATTTGAAAGTGTTAGCTACATTTATACCTTGATTAATCATAGGGTCAATCAATTTTAATCCGTTAAAATGAGAGCTTTGTATTTCGGTGATTTCTCCATCATTTATCAATGAAACTCTGTACACTAAATCAACTCCTTATGCCAATGAAAAGAAACTTCTCCATTTCCAACTATCGTAAAATCGATAACACCCTGCGGAATAAAGAAGTCTAATGAACTTGATTCACCTATCGGCACATTGTAATTAGCGGTAGAAGTCACGAACTGCATAGGGGCAGTAGCTCTTATAACAGGGTGCACATTCGACGCACCATTATTATAGAGTGTTATATCTCGTCTGCCTGTGACATTATATTGAGTGATTTGAAATATATCTAACAGGAAATTAGTCACATCCCATATATCATGACCTTCTTCTAAAATGCTAATCTTAAAAGGATAAGCAGTAAAGGTGACGGTTAACGTTCCGTGATATTTCAATTCGTCAAAGTCTGGCGCTTCTTCCACCTCTGCCAAGAAATAATAGCCTGGTATATAGTCATCTTCTAATCTTATCTTTTCATTTGATTGCATCAGCCAATTAAGAGCCTGTATCTTTTCTATAGCTAAATTCACTTTGTTGTAATCTGCTACATTGAATACTAACGTTATAAGGCGTTCTTCATATTCTTGCCCTCCATAGACTGAACTAAAATCATATATCTTATTAGAATGAGGGACCCTTTGTTTTCTTTTAATCTTTTTAGGGTTGCCTATTTTCTTACTTGCTACAGTCAACCCTATATCTCTATAACTGTGCTTTCTATCATAGGTAATACCAAACCTACTCACCTGTCGCCAACCTCCTTGCTTTAAACCCTGTTAGTTGACCTTGTGACCTATCTACATAAGAGCCAAATTTTTCCTCTCCGATATATAAGTCACCACCGATATTTTCGGCAATATCCTTTAATAAAGCCTTAACCTCTGCATCATTATAAGGCTCGTTTCTGGTCTGTCTAACAGCTTCTGTTGCTTGCATATTGCCAATACCTGTTAAGTTACTAAGTTGCACCGTAGCGCCTCGTAACGGATTTACAAATTCACTTACATCTGGCTTCATCCAGTCGGTCGCTTCTTTTGTTTTCCTCTTCATGCTGTTCTCTTCTTTATCAAAACCGACTGCCACCCCTTTAATGAGGTTAACTCCGATTTCGTCACGCATCCAACGTGATGGAGAATGAATCGAGAAGAAGCTTGTAAAACCATTTTTGATACTTGAACCAATCCCTTTTACAGACTCCCAAACAGCATCCCCCATAGAGCCAATTCCCTTGATTAGTCCACTAATGATATCCTTTCCTGTTTTGACTAAATCGACATTTTCAAAGAAGCTTTTTATATTATTCCATATATTTTCCACTGTTTGCTTTATGGATTCCCAAGCGCCTTCCCAGTCTCCTTGTATTAAAGCCATGACGGTACTTATGATACCCATAATTAAATCAATAAAATTATTGATTGTTGTTTTAATAACTTCCCACACAACAGAAGCTACAGCACTAATCACTTGCCATCCCGCTTCCCAATAACTTTGTATATTGTTTAAAATAGCCTTTATTATGCCCCAAACTATATTAATGGTCGTTTCAACTACTGTTTTGATGAAATCCCACGCCATTTTAAGTGCACTCATAATGGTTTCACCATGTTTTTCCCAAACTTCGGCGATAAATTGAGTTACCGTTTCGACAATCGCAGAAATAACATCTCCAATCGTTGATATAACGGTCTTAATAAACTCCCATGCTAATTCTACATAGGACATAATCATTTCCCCGTTATTCGCCCAAAATTCTTGGATTCCATCTAATATATTCCCTATGAACTCCATGATATAAGGCATGACAGTTCCAATAATGTTCTGGATAAATTCCATCGCTACTGCAAAATATACTTGAATTGCTTGCCATGCAGCATCTATCTTTTCTCTTACGAATTCATTGTTGTTGTAAAGGTAAATCAATATTGCCACTAAAGCAGAAATGACAGCTATTACTTTGAATATTGGATTAGCTAATAGTGTATTATTTAACAATGTAAAAGCATTTCTGACTAAATTAATTATCCATACAGCCGAATTGAAAGTAGCGAATGCGGCAACGGCCATCCCGATAGCTAATGCAATATACCCTAATAGGGGAAGTATAGGTTTCATAAAATTGTATACATCAATTATCTTTTGAATAAAAGGAGGGATAGCTTCCGCCGCTTTTTTTAATATATTTTCAAATGTTTTACCGAATTGAGCTATCATGGACCGCATTTCTGGCAACCCGTTACTTGTTAACATTTCATCGATAGATTGTATTATAGAGATAACACCACGAGTAACAGCGGCTCTCATATTACCAAAAACATTTCCCCATGAATTACCTGATTCTTTTGCAGCGCCTTCTATCGCAACAAAACTGTCAGTTCCTTCTTTCATAGCTTCTGTTACTACATCTACAAAGTCCTCAGCGGTTATTTTGCCACTTTGAAATTCTTTTTGAACTTTCTCTACACTTTTACCTGTTGCATCTGCATACATTTCTGGACCCGCGATACCTGCATCGTATAAACGATTTACTTGGTCCATCGTCACCTTATTCGTCGTTAACATTTTTGCTAATGCATCTGAAACACTTGATAGTTGGTCGTTTGTTCCATCCCCATAGAAAGCGACTGCATCGCCCCAAGTAGCGATATAATCGGTTGCTTTGTTTATATCCGTCCCGCGGGTAACAAAGTTTTGAACCGCCGCTGCCGCAACATCAAGACCGTATGCAGTGCCTGTTACCGCGTCACTCGTTCGGTCTAATGCTTTTGATGCCGCTTCGCTACTCCCAGTAATAGCCGTCATGGTACGGTCGAAAGCTTCCATCGTATCGATACGCTTAAATGCACTGTCGATAGAGTCACGCACTAATCCGATTGCTTTGGCGCCGATTGCCACAAGCCCAAGAGCTGTTACGATTTTCCCTATACCAAGTGACCCGCGCTCTCCACTCTTTTCTAAACCGCCAAGATCTCTATCTAAATTAGCGACACCTTTAGCAACTTGACCATCTTCAAGCATGACATCAATTATTATTTTTCCATCTGCCATTTACATAATCACCCCCATACAAAAGAATTGATTGTACAGGGGCTCTCTGGCTCTCTAACGGTTATCTACAGTATTCACCGTTGCACATTTAGGGCATTTAATCTCAGCCTTGCCCTTAAGCTTTGCTAATAACTTATTACATTTCTTGCATCTCATTTCTTTCATTCTTCCACCGCCTTAATAGGCATAAAAAATAGCCACTCACAAGAGTGACTAATGTATTTATAAAGTTAAGATAATAACTGTTTTTTCTTCTCGTTAAATTCTTCCTCAGATATGACGCCTTCATCGAGTAGCTTTTTGAACTCTCTAATTTCATCAGCAGTTGATGATTGAGCTTTTTCACCACTTAAAGTCTGTTCATTGGCAATCGGATGCGCTTCTAACCTTTCTAATTCTTTCGGGTTAGTAGCAAAAAGATTAGCTTCAATCATGAATTTTTCACTTGTTTCTACATCCATAAAAGCAAATGTATAGTTTGTTTTCTTTTTCTTCTTCGCTCCGATTGCGCCACCGATTAAAGTTCCTAATCCAGGAGCAAAAATTGTTCCTATAGCAGCGCCCGATAAAGTTTTAGCTGTACTCATTTCTGACATAGATTGCTCAGACACGCCTAAAAAGTAATACATTCTCTTATTTACTTTTACAATTCCTTTGTCATCTGTGAACATTAATAAGTATGAACTGTCTTTTTTAGGACCTATTTTACCCTTAACTACCGTAACAACAATACCTCTAGGTTGAAACCATTTCATAATTCCCATACAAACCACCTCCAATAGTCTATACGTCCTAGTATAGTGAAAGTTTCACTCTATTGGAAGATTATTCTTCATATAATTTGTATGCATCTTTAGCTTTTTTGATTTTATCCCTTTGTTTAGAAGATCCTTTACCTGTTGGCATCTCCATAGTACGTATTTCAATAACTTCTTTTAATCTTGTGTCTTTCTTAAGGCCATCTAATAAAGCTAAGAATTTACGCCAATCTAATTTACCTTGTTGCTCAAATAAATCTATGTTGTAATCCTGCATAAAGGAAGCATAGATATAGTCTGCATCTTGTTTAAAGGACATCACCTTATCATTGGAGCTTGCGCTTTCCGGCATCGGATTCCCTTTTATATCAACATTGTCAGCACTCTTTTTGTCTGATATGAGGTTTTCGAATATTTTCGTCACGATATCTGATTTAACTTCAATGCTTATATCTATTTCAACATTCAATAGCATTTGAAAGGCTATTTCTATTTGTGCAGCATCATCTATATCTGTTTCATTAAAAAGGTCATAGAGCCTTAATACATTGTCGTAGCTCATATCTATATCGTAATATTCTCCATCTATCTCAATGGTATTTTCTAACTCGTAAGCAAGGTTAAGCAAAGACCTCACCTACTTTTTGTTGTTTTTAAGATATTTCTTCGCTTTATCGGCTTGGGATTTTTTAATTCCCATCTTTTTAAACTCTTCATCTAAACTCTCACATATTTGCACAAAATAATCAGCTAATAGTAAAAGAGAAGGTGTTTGATTATATACTTCTTCGAATGACCCTTTTCCTAATAATGCATCATACGCACCTTTAAGCATTTTTCTAGATTGTTCTAAATCTTCCTCATAATTTTCTTTCGATTGCATAGATTGAGCTTCTTCTTTAAATTGTTTATATGTTTTGTTTAATTTATTCATAGACTCGTCAGATGCATCAATCGTAAATGTTAATTCTCCTAACTGCACAGGAATTTCCGTTTTCTGTGTATTAATTTTAATAGCCAATATCATCACTCCTTAAAATAGTAGGAGGGCGAACCCTCCTTAATTTTCTTCGTCTCCCCCATCTACAGGGGGTACATTAGGGCGTAGGCTCAGTTACGGTAGGTGTACGGTTAAAACCGATTGTACAGCTAAATGCTTTGAATTCCGTTGCTTCTCCACCAGTTGTAATTGGCACAGTCAATGTTGCTGGACCTTCAATTTCCGTTCCATCATCCTCAACAATCTTGAACATTATTTTTCGCCCTTGACCTATTTCTCTTTTTCGGCTGTCTACAAAAGCCATAGCAGGGTCATTCTTATCGAATGTACCTTCAAACGAATATTGTTCTAAACGAGACGTTACATCCGTTTCTGGATTACCGTCACCACTGTAATAACCAATAGCTTCTGATGTTTCGTCCGTATCGTCCGTCACACTAGTAATCCAATTCCCTAACTCTAGATACTCCGGTTCAGTTCCTGGAGATGTCGGCAAAGGAGCCACAAAATAACTTGTTAACGCATTTTTTACTCTATCCAAACTAATCACTCCTTGTAAATTGTAATTTTCGCACTAATAGATAGCGCAAATTCGTAATACCCCTGCTCGTTTTGATTAACCAATGACGGCAAAGACGTAATATTAATCGAATCAAAAGAATAACTACCGTTTGAACTCGGTAATTCATTCAATCTCTCTAATGTTTGATAGATAGTGGTCAGGGCGTTGAAACAGTTTAATTGATTTTGACTTTTCGCATTCACTTGAATTTGATAGTCTTTATCTCTTACGCCGCTATAATAAACAACCTCAGCTCCACCAGGCATAGCCATTATAGATATGCTATCCTCTTCGCCTAATAAACCAATCGTTGACCTTGCATAGAGGTTTAATTCATTAATCTTATTGTTTAATATGTCTAAGAAATCTAAACTCATCTCATCGCCCTCTTTGATACTTCTTGCCATTGCCTACTATGAATACCTGTTGCTTTTAAATCCCATCTCGGACCAGTACCAGGAGTCGTATAATTCGCACCAACATTATAATATTGCTTCTTGGAATAAGGTGCGTTCCATGTGACTGACTTCCCATCGGGAGAGATAGAGGATTGATTACGCAAATCGCTACTTCTCATAGGTACATACAGGTTCATATCGGCATGAGCTTGATTCGTAAGAGCGAATTGCCCTTTTGAAATCATTCCATCTAATCGTGGTTTGATTTGTTTTATGTCTTTTCTGATTCTAATAGACATTAAATCACTTCCAATTCATAGTGACGTATCTCATTCTTTTCTGGATGGTAGCAAGGAATGACCTTTTGAAGCACATACCTCTTACCGTTGACATTTATCCTTGAACGCTCTTTAAACTCTTGTAGAGGTGTACTGTGACGAGCATCCACATAGATGACTCCTTCGGCTACAATCCTATTTTGAGTATTATCACGACTGAATACGGTCTTGTTATCGAAACGAACGTGATTAATGATAACTAGAGGTCCATAACCTTCATTCCCCCAGTCATCACGCTTTACATATTCTTCATACGTCATAGAGTGTATTAACCATGATTTAGGCAAAGGTTTTACTCTCATCCCCTCACTCCAATCACTCGGTTAACTAATCCGACATTGTATAAATACCTCAATGCATCACTAGAAACGATGTTCTTACTCTTATTCGTCGCATATGCGCCTTCAGATTGACTTGTACGACCGATTGTAACGGAAACGGGTGTATTGATACCCTCTGTTGTTGTCGAGCCTAATTCGTGAAAATAATCAATCTGAGCGCCTATCGCTTTTCGGAACATATTTCTACGAATGGGATGGTCTGATTCGATGTCATGATAATGATAAAAAAGACGAGTGACATTATCTATCTCGTCACTCGCCCTCGGCAATAAAGAGTTAAATTCATCTTGCTCTAATTCAACAAACCCCATTTCCTTATATTGTTCATAGGTTAGGTAAGCCATTTACTCACCTTCTTTTTTCTTTTTCTTCTTCCGCTTAGGCTTCGGTTTAGCAACTACCTCTTTTTTCTTGTTCTGCTTAAGCTTGTAACGAGAGAGAATCATTACCCCTCGCCCCCTCCGCTTGTAGTGGTAATTTTAACTGCTTTCGATTCGTCATAGAGGTGAGCTCCATAATGTTGGTCAGCTGTCATAACTGTCGATTTATGAACGATATCTCGGTCTGCTTCTACATCGATATCTCGTTTTAAGTAGATAGCCAATGCACCCGCTTTAACAAGGTAAGCTTCACCTTGCGTTACTTTACGAGAACGGATAATTTGAGCACCTAATACCTCTCCAAACACACCAGATACTAACACTCTATCCCCTAAGTCAGAAGCACGAGTCCAGTTATCGCCTGCTGATTTACGTAAAGCTGCTGCATCAGCAGGATTTACTAGTAATACCATCGCTGATTGGTCCTCATCATTAAAAATACCTTGCGCTGCATCTACAGCATCAAATGAAATCCCATCTGCTGAGTTATAAATTAATGTCGTTGTATCAAGAGCTTCTAATACATCGTTATCTACTTTATTCGCAATGGCCATACGTAATTGACGAGCCGCTTCTCCCATTGGGTCGCCATAACCGCTTAATACAGCTTCATCTGTAAGTTCTACCCCTTTACCCGCTTTCTTAATAGTAAAGTCCTCTGTAGAAGTTTCAAGCAACGCTAAATCAATTGCTGCGCCTTCTGCTACATCTTCAGCATCACCGATATAATGAAAACGAGGTACAGTAACTGTACTACCTGGACGCCCCACTAAAGTGCGGTCTACATTCGCTAATGGAGCGAAACGAATTGCATCCTCTAATTCTGCGGAAATCATATCTGCCATTACTTCTGGGTCTACCATATTTTCTAAACGTGTTTGTGCAAAATGCTGCAAATTCATTGGTAAAAAGTTTTTCTTTTTCATTTGTATTTCCTCCTATTTCCCTGCTAATTCATTGTACTTAGTAGGGTTATCCTTTTTTAATTTGATGCGGCCGGCATAACTAAGCTTTTTAAAATCATCTACTGTTATTCCTCCACCACTATGATGCTTTCCGTTTGTCCACTTACCCGGCGCACCTTCCTCTGCAAATAAATAACCGTCACTCTCTTTCAGTGCGGTTAATTGGTCATCTAATCCTGTTAGCTTATCGCCATCAAGTTTGATATTTTCTACATCAAGTAAAGCCTTAGCCGCCTTAGAATTGCGAACCTTTGCGCTAGTTAGAGCTTTATCAAGAGCAAAATCAAAGGATTGCTTATCTAATTGAGCTTTCCAATCATCAGCCGCTTCCTTGTTGTCCTGTTTGAGTTGGTCAATTTGTTGAAGTAATTCTTCATTTCCTGTTGCTTTTGATTTCAAGGTTTCTAGTTGTTTGTCACGGTCCGTTAATTGCCCCTTAAGATTATCTCGTTCAGTCGTCACCGATTGTAAATCATCTTTCGTTTTGTTAACGGTACTGCCATGTTCAGCCATTACCTTGTCAATTACTTCATCTTCCAACCCTAAACCTTTTAAAAATTCTCGTTTCATCTATATTCCCTCCATTGGTTACGTTTTTTTACGTGGTAACGACCACGACACCCCTTTGATTCTTTAACGTCTGCAAATGGTAAAAAGACGAGATATTACGAAGCTCTTTCTCTGTCGTATCTTCGAGGTAAGTTGTTTTCGCTGATAAACTCTCTTATCTGCGCCTGTCTTGTTCTCACTCGATGCTTGTACTTTAAGATTTCATCTTCATCGCCCATTGTCTCAGCCAACGACAAAGAACGCTTATTCTTACGTATCTCACGTTCGTAATAGCGTTGTTTTTTGACAATCTCGGCTTTTTCTTGCGCTTGGTGTTCGTTATATTGCGGTTGATTGTTAATATTCACACCTTCTATGAATGGGTAGAGGATGTGACGACAATTAACACCCCTTATTCCTCCAGGAGTGCCATAGCCAAACTCATAGATACTTGGATAATTAGGGTTACTAGAAGGGTTACTCATAGAACAGACATTACCTTGTATTTGCGAACAAGCTTCCCTTGCATCTGGATAGCTGTTTACTAACACTAAATCGATGTCGTAATCTCTCATTCGTGATGTTCTTAAGTCGTTATAGGTGTTGTTTACAGATGTTCTTATAACTGATTCTGCATATGTTTGAACATTCCATATACGCCCACCTTTATCTTTAAACCCACTATCAAGACCTTTCTCTCCCCACTCAATAACAGTTTGAGTGACTGCCTTGTTAATGGTCATCGTTCCACCTAATACCTTAGCTGTGGATTGCTCGATAATTCTTTGATAGGTTTGTGTAGCTGTTCCCACTCCATATGAGGTTGTAATGAGTGATTGATTAACAAAGTTTTGGTAGTCTCTCATAGCTCTGTTTGCAAATGTATCAATAATCTGGTCAACGTGACTAGGAACCGGTAACGTTTGATAGTGCGACTTTAGTTGATTGTCTATATCCTCTATAGAGCCGTAAGCCACATCTCGTATCGCCTTTTCTATTTCCTTTTCTGCTAATCCTGTCGCCTTCGATAGTTCAGTGACCGTACGCCTATTAATCATGTGTAAATCATTCATCTTCTCTACTTGCCATTGAAGTACATCATCATAATTCTGAGGTGTTCGTAAAGTCCTAGCTATAAGCTGAAAGATTTCATCCTCTAAAGAAGCATATATATGTTTTACACTCTGCGACCTCTTAAATATCTCATTAGGTGTAATCTTAGGACTAGCCATTACTCAATAGCTCCATATAAGAGAGATTCCTCATTGGTTTGAGGAAGTAAGTTCACCTTGTTCTCTTCGTTTATCTCGGTTAATATTTCAAGAGCTTCTTTTTCTGTGACATCATGTATTCTCATAATCGCTCTCTTTTTAGATTGCAGGTTACTAGTCACTAGTTGAATCTGTTGTTTTATCTCAGAACCTTTATCCTCTGCAATCGAATCATCAAAACCTACCGTTATATCAAAATTGCCACTGTTTTTATAAATGCTGCCCCAATTAGCAAGCTCTAATATGGTATATATGAGGTCTTGTAATCCCGACTCGATGATAGTTTCATGTGACTGCTTACTCTTGAATGTCTTAGATTGCTCAGAAACGACCTCAGTAGCTGTTTTCATGCTATTGCCATCAAATGTAAAGGCTCCCCCAGAAAAGCCTGTCTGCATAGCGTAGAGGTTCAACAGTGCGTTAATACCTGATATGTGTTCCTCTACTCTTAGCTCGATGATACTTTCTTGTATCTTATCTCCCTCTTCGGTACCTCCAAATGCTTCATAAGCTTCATCTGTAGCATCAAAGTACCTTACAGGAACACCTTGTTCATCGATAACAGTCTTAACCATATGAGCAGGCACATAAATACGCTTTTTCCCTAGCCTAAACTCACGATGAAATGAGTCAAAGGCTGTATGGATAGCTTTCATTGTATCGAGCGCATTAGCGAACAGCGATATTCCCAATGGAGAACGAGTGTCGATGTTATTCGCTGTATTCGGCTTGAAATAGGTGAAGAGAGTACGTTTGATAGGGATAACTACTTCTTCCTCTAAGTCTGGGAAATGGTCGCTTAAACTGACTTTATAGCCTAAATCATCACCATTCGTAGACTCGTATACCTCATTACGGATGATGTTCGAACCATTTTCACGTAAATGCCACTCTAAATGAGTGTAACTCTTCCCTTTTTTCGTGAATGTGTTGGGGAATACCATTTCTGTGATGGTGTCATTACTCCACGATATAGGAATACAACAATCAGCAGTGACGAATGTTAGTTTTATCTGACCATCCTCAATATACGGCTTTATCGCCATACCGCCATGAGCGAAGGAATACTCTAAGTAATCTTGGAAACGTTTATTGAATTTGTTATGGTTGAATTGCTCAACTATAAAATCTTCTGTTCCTGTATCACCTATGCTGATACTGCATTTTTCGTTGAACACTAAGCTAGCCATTTCAGCAGCTGCTACTTTTGCCACATTGAGAGTTTCCATATCTCTTGTGCCTGGACCTTTAATCGTGTTGTACTCAATATTGTGCCACGGTTTGTGATAACCCTTGTACAAGTTTTTCCATAGCTCAATTTTTTCGAACATCTCTTTGTTGACTTCTATATCCTTGTGTTCGGTCACATCACCAAGCGCCTTTATTAACCCCAATCGAATCAAACCTCCTTTCAATGCGTTTATGAGACGTTTAAACATATCCTCACCGCCTTACTTGATATACCTTCTGTAAAAATAGTTTGTTGCGTATCTGGATTCATCTAAGCTGTGGTTGTTTGCGTCTATCGGCTTTCCTTTGTCATCTCGCGCATACATACCAATCTCTTTTAAAAAGTGGTAATGGTCGTATTCGGATGTTTCAACCAATACAAATTGTTCATTTGTTAGTAGGTTTTGTTTACGCTCAATTCCTACTTCGATTCCTTTTGATGAACCCTTGATATCTTTGCTGTTATTGTTAGCTGGACTTGTACTTATTCCTAATAGGTGCAATTCTTCTCGTAATGATTTACAAGCAGGATCGACAAAAAACTCCGACCGTCTCATGTCGAAGCGCTTCTCACACCACTCTATAAACCGCTTAAGTTCTCTTGCATATATACTCATAGCTTTCACTTGCCCTGTATCGGCGCCACTGTGATAGTAATGAGCCACACGATTAAGTTTAAAGTTTCGCCCTCCGTACCTTGTGACAATGTTACAACTACAACTCGTCGCATCCGATTGACCACCATCAGCAGAAAAGTATAACTCCATCTTCTTTCCTTCGAGCTTAGGAATGATGTTCTTATCCATATCAAACATGCTGTATATGACACCACTAGGGATAACTCTCTTACCGAACCAATCTCGCTGTAATAGATACGGATTCTTTTTGAGCGTTTCATATATCTCCTGTTTTCTCTCTTCTGTGATTATTGGGTTATCGTCAATCGTCCAGTGTACCCAACGAGTCTTTTGTACCTCGAATACTTCTTTAATTACAGGATGATTAGGAGCAGGTGGGTTGAGGTCCGCTAAGTGATACCTGTCTTTAGCTGCAAACGTTCGACGGAAGCACTCTTGTATCATATCCATATGCAAGAGGTTAATCTCACAAAATGCCACAGAACCCAATGACATACCAGTAATAGCTTTTACACTATCTGACTTACCGCCACCTTTATAGTACACTCGTTTGACTCCGTTAGGAGTGTGTACTTCCAAGTGGTCGCCTTTTTCATCATGCTTAATCTTAGCGTTGTTTCCGAATATATGAATGAGTCCGAAGCCGTCACATTCCATGAACAGACGATAGGCTTGCTCTTGGTTATAAGCGACTATTAGGTGATTCTCGTCCTTAGACATGATTAAATAACGAGCGTATCTAAATACTCCCGCTGTTGTCTTTGAGCTTCTCGGTGTACCCTCGTTGACTTCCAATGTCACATCAAACGGAGCCTGTATGATTTGCTGTTGCTTAGGTGAAAACTTAATCATCTTTCTTCACCACATCAATAAGGGCTTCCATCAAGCTAGTATCATTCTTAGCGCCTTTAATCAATTCAGTTCTAGCTTTAGTTAGAGTAGTCTCAGCCTTAATCTTCTCAATATCCACATTCTCTTTATTTCGCCAAGTCTCAGGCTTTCTATTCTTAAGCCAAAAGATAGCGGCTGTTACGTCTGGCTTTTCATACCTTGTGACTTTCTCCACACCGGACGGCAAGGCAACCTCTTCTTGATAGTGAAACCCTAACGCTCTCTTAAGCAAAGCATTCTCTACTTGCCTATCCACTACCTCTTTACCATTTTTTAAGGCGTCCGAAAACTCCGCGTATTTATTCTTCCATTCATACAATGTACTCTTAGTAATCCCTATGTTATGAGCGATTTGTTCATCCGTTAGTCCGTCTCTCGCCCATCCCTCTATCTTTATCAATCCTTCTTCGGTTAGCCAATCATGATATTTACCTTTAGCCATGTTATTTCACTTCCCTCAACTCCTTGCTATTCAGAACATAAAAAAAGCCACCCTATTAGAGTGACTACTATTATTTGTAATACTGTTTCAAGTCATTTAAAATTTCTTCTTCACTTCTAGATGTGTGTATATCCTCATAACCTTCTTGACCAGTCTTTAAATAATCTAACCACGATTCTAGTAACATTTTATATGTATTCGTCACATGGTTACTATTCATATCTTTGCCCACATAATTATTATGAGGGGCGAATCCCTCTATTCTTTCTCCGTATTCATTACTTTGCATCTCATCCAAAGAGATTAATTTCAAATTTCCTTCTTTATCAACCGCCAATGCATTGTAAACTGTATTATCTGCTTTCATTAACAAATCTAATACATCATCTTTTGTAAATAACTTATTCTTTATCATAAAATCATCTCCTTTCACCTACATTTCGGCAAAGGGTGACTAATTACCTGCTTTTTATCCAAAATAAAGCATATATTCAAGTTTCCCTAAATACTTTTCACTATCTATCAATCCGCAAGATACATCTTCTCTCGATATACCATAATGAGTTAAGTCAATTCCTATATCTTTAAGCATGTTCATCTCTTCTAACATGAGCTTACCTACACCGTTCACTCTGTCATTGATATAATTAAATCTTTCTTTGTTGAACTCCATAGGATGACCTCCTATCCGATATACGTATAATCCCTCAACCTCACAGGTGGTTCCGTTATCCCATCTGTGATGAGACAGCCACAGTAGAATATAAGAGATAGTAGGATGTATTTCATTGGAAACTTCCCTCGAATAATTTAACAGTATTATTAAAAATATGTGCCAAGTCATTAGAATAATTAAATCTATCTTTGTTTATCTTAATACTTTTTTTAATATCACCATCATCATGACGCATAGTCGCTGCTTTCCAATCACATATCATTTCAACGATATCTACTAAATCCATCCCTTTAATTCCATTCTCATAATGTTCTGGGTGGTGGCTGTTATTGGCATAGTGATGTTTGAGAGCCACCTGCATTTCATTTAAAAACTTTTTGTATTCTTCTGAACCATAGGTGCTGTGTTTTAGTTTTGGTGTATACTCAGTGAATATCTCTAGTTCTGGACTTTCTAACTTCGATTGGTCGTGCACAATTGCTCTTTGTATAAGTTCTTGGGCGAACATAAGCATAAATCCTCTCACTTGCCCTATGTGCTCCTTGGTATCTTTTATACAATCTTCTTTTTTGTAAGTCATTTCCTTACCTCCTTCACGCATCTACCGTAACCACACATAACTTTCTTATCATGCACCCAAGTTGCCCAAATACACGATTTACATTTATGAAATTGCTTCTCCTTGTTCATGTTCTCTCTAATGCGATTAACCCATAAGTGATACTCTCGATCGCTTGTTCCTCGTATATTTCATAATGCTCATTATCTGAATTAAAATCATGTATTGGCGCAAAATGAAGATGCAACAGTTCATGAACAAGGTCATTTTCCATATCTCTTTCACCCATAAGACCTCTTGGGTAATCTTCTTGGTCTAATATACAGATAGATGCCATCTTTTTAGGCAGTACCCAACTCACTTCCGCTGCTCTGTTTCGCTCTATTTCAGATGCTCTTGCTACCCTTACTTCTATAATCCAATCTTGCAATCTAAGTTTCTTCTGCCAGAAAGTAAGTTTCTCTTGTAATTGTTCATCGTTCAGAATTACCTCTTTTATATCTTCCATCTGTTTCACCCCATAATAAAAGAGCCACCCCATTAGGAATGACTCTTTCTCGATATAGACTAGTCTACGTATCACTAGCTATTTAATTAAATCCACCTACCAGGCTAAGACAGCTACATTTCGCTGAATCGTTGGCGTACGCTCAACCCGATGCCCGTTTAAAGAGTTAACTCTATAGGTGGACTATTTTCTCCCTGTGCGAATCGGTAAGTCGCACATACTCACCGATAGGAGATAGAAACAATATCCTACAACTTACACCCTGTAGGTAGGTGACTTTTATGGTAATTCGCTGATACTATCATAATAACACCATATTAAGTGCAAAAACGGACATCTTTACTTATAAATTAAATAACTTATAGTGTCTGAACCTTGTATTTCCTTTAATTTATCAAACTTAGGAAGCAGCAACATAAATCCTAATACATACCTCTCGACAGTAGGTTCTTTTATATCAGCTTGCCTTACTCTCCCTTTTTCATTGACTATACTTAAAGCCTTTAAAAATACATTACGATTGATTTCTAAGAGGTTATTATCTTTCTTTAGCCTAATATCAATTGAGTTATTATTCACTTCTACAATTTCAGCTTCTGCATTTCCTTTGAAAGTTGTAATGTAATCTAATGATTCAGCAATTCTCTTAATCTTTTCCCAAAATTCCCTTTCATCCGTATACATTCCATCACCTCTCTTTTTTATTTAATTATACTATATTTATCTCCATCCTAGTTGTTCAGCAGTAGCTTGCATAATGTCATTTCTCCATCTTCTCGCTTGTCTTTCGCTGATATATAGCTTCATCGCTACTCCATCCCATTTCAACTTTTCTTTTCTCCAGTACCTTAACCTTATAAGCTCCTTATAATTATCTGGTAGAGCATTATAGACCTGTTCTATCGTTGTCGCCATGCTCTCCAGGTAGTCTAATCGTTTATTTGCTGATAACCTCACCGCTATTTGTTCAGTAGGATGACCTACACATCTAACACTATTCGTTCCTGCTATAACCGTAGGGTCGTTGATTTCCTCGTCAAAAGGATTGATAATCTCTTGTCTTAAATTAGCGATTTCTTTAAGCGTCTCATGGTAATTGCTCCATTCGGCTTCTATATGCTTAAATGTCGGTTTTCTTGTTTTAATCGCCATGTAACTCCCCCTATACTTCACTCTGATACTTACTGATACTTTGCAATATGTTCCCTTGCGACTGAATTACATCTAGTGAAGCTAATCCACTCCTATGAAGCTCCAGCGCCATATCTCTAGCATGTTTTAAATTCGCCACTTCTGCTCTTGCCATATCCGGAATGAGGGTTGCTTGCACTCCCTCACTCCTTAATCTGACAATGCTCTTCCCTAGCTCCCTGCGGTATTCTAATTCAGTATTGGCTTTATTCTCAGCTAAACGGAATATTTCTTTACTTGCTTTCTCCATCCGCTTAGTAATGTCATACATTTCTTTTGTTATTTGAGTTAACTCAACGTATTGGCGATTCATCCTCCACCACCTCATAAGTAGCTGCGAATACATCTGGTTTACAAGGATATAATTCTCCTTTAATCCCTTTTATGATGTAGTCACCTCTATCAGCTAACATAGTTCCTTCTAGAGTATCGATAAACATTGCTACATCTTCTGTTCCTTCGTTTATAAATCTAACTTCACCCTTTTTAATAGCTTCAACTATCCACACTGGATCTTCTTTTTGATACATGTCACCTGTCCATTGAAACGCTTCTACCTCTACTGGCTTTTTACGATATTTCATCAAATCACCCTTTCTCCGTTACCTCTACCTCAACTCTAGGATTCTCGCTATACCACTTACTCACTGTAAGCTCTACTACTTGGCTATCATCATTCCATATCACGCTGTTCATTCCGTCCTTTATACCTTTAACGTAATTATCAACGTCAGGTCTAGTAACAGGCTGTATCGTTCCCTTTATTGCTTCTTCTCTTAGCTTCTTAGACATACTTTTAGGGATTGGCTTATAAACCCTTACCTTAAGTGCTATTTGCCCCTCAAAAGGCTTTGCAGGCTTATGCTGACTCGCTACTAATCTCACATACTGTTTATAGTCTCTCGATTTAGTAGGGTCATAAGCTCTACCCTTCCCAAACCTCGGTCTACCTTGTGCGACCGCTTCTCCATCTATTACAAATCCTATCGTTGTCATTGTTCACCTCTCGTCGTCACTTGGAAAAAACGAATTATGAACCATACCGACATTAGCCATCCTACTATTGCTAGTGTAATTATCATTAGAACACCCTTTCAGAATTACAATCTTTGCATATCCTCATAAGGCTTCTGTCTCTCATTTGATGTTTAAATCTCCCACACCCACACCCACAGCGACCGACCTTTGTTTCTTGCGCCCGCTGTTCCTGCTTATTGTCCTTTGCTTTCATCCGTTTGATTTGCTCGAATATGGATTCACTCATAGTTCATAGTTGCAATTTCGCTTTTCTCCCTATACGCTTTAATCGCTTTTTCCATTAACTCTTTTGTGTTATCTACACCTTTTCTACCACTCATTAAAATTCCGTAACCTGCTATATCAGTAAAGGCGTTCTCGTCTCCTTGATTTCCGTTTGCTACTCTCATTTGCTTATCAAAGATTCTTGCCATGACTAGCATGTCTTGATATTGGTGAGGTTGCACTCCGTTGGGATAGAGTATTTTCAAGAATTCCCCTACCTTTAAAAACGCATCTCCATATTGCTCATTCTTCTTATCTACCAGTTGACCGATTTTTTTTGCTATGGTTTCATACTTCATCTCAATACCCCCTGTCTTGGCGGTTGTGATTCTCTTTGTTCTTTTCGATGTATGCTTGTTCTACGTGCTCCTCTGTAAAACCTAGCTTTTTACCCAGATACAAGAATTGGATAACGATTCTCGAATATACCTCTTCGTCAACTCTATTATTTTTCCAATCATTTTGAATTTCCCAAGCATCGCTCATTAATTCAATAAAACATTCAGTAATATCAAGACCTTCTGGCGATAGATATTCAAACTGAGTTAGCCTAAGTTCTAATCCAATGCTCAAAATGAAGTGTAAGCAGTCGACATATTCCTCTAAGAGTGGATTGTATTTTTTTGCTTTATTCCCTGCTATACTCAATGCGTTTGTATTTGGCTCTTGATTCTCACTCCAAAATTTAAACCCTCTCCATTCATTCGCAAGCTCCCCTAACTCCACTTGTAGAGCTAGGATTTTCTTTGGTAGTAAGTCCTCGTCATGTAACTTTTTATCATCTATGATTCTTTGATCTAATTTACGTTGTAAGTCGAATAGGTTTGATAGCATAGTGCCCTCCTAAGATATATTTTCTCTTTCACTCAAATAACGTTCAGCCGCTCCGTTAACCGATGCTACCCACTTCTCATGTGCTTCTTGCCCTGCTCCTATCTCTACAACACATTCAGGACGCACAGGGCAGTTATGGCAATTTGTTTTATAGTTTTCTCTACACACAATGTATGCTGATTTTATTTTGTCCATAGTTATCTCCTCAAAACGGCAAATCAGAATCCGAAATGTCAACAGGTCTACCGCCGAATGGGTCATCATTCTGCTGAGATTGACTTGTATTCGTATTTTGTGAGTCACCTTGGCTCTTATTATCTAAAAACTGAATATTATCTGCTACAACCTCTGTGACGTAAATTCTCTTACCTTCGTTATTTTCATAGTTCCGCGTTTGAATTCTACCTACAATACCGACTTGCGAGCCTTTCTTTGTATACTGCGCTGTATTTTCCGCTGTCTTTTTGAAGCAAACAACGTTAATCCAGTCCGTTTCATCCCTGTTGTATTGTCTCGTTACTGCTAATGAAAAGTTAGCTATTGCCGTACCTTGTGGCGAATACCTAAGTTCAGCATCTTTCCCTAAGCGACCAATTAAATTTACTGTATTCACTTCAACACCTCTTCTACTCTCGATAGAGCTTCTTCTCTATTCGCTACCGTAAAATCCTTACCGTGACTCAGCATCTTTACGTAAAACCCTTCTCCGCTAAAATGTGGGTACATGTTGGCTACTATCTCTATGTCGTTCTTCATGATTTTTCCGTTGTCTATTCGTAACACCGAACGCACCTTCTCTCTTGATTGATTAAAAATTTTAGAATACTGTATATTTAGAGTGTTATTGACTTTTTCAGGTGAGACTTTAAGCCGCCACACTTAAAGTCTCTAATTGTTTCAACTACCCGTTGAGAAAACCATCCATATATACTCCAAATTCTTTCCCTAAATCAATTAATTCTTTTGTGCTACCACCGATTAAACCTAGTCTCGTCCACTTAGGGTACCTTGTTTTATTCAAGGCTGCCTTTACTTCTTTTTTATTGATATAAGGCTCTAAATTAAACTTATAAACACCTTGAAACATATAGACTATTACGCTTGCGTCAGCTAAAGCTCTAACATCGAATCCCTTTTTATATACGTATTTGTAATAAGAGATTCTCATTAAACTCCCTGCGTAAGAAGCGAAATTCATGAATATCCACATATCTTCATCAATAATATAGCCTGCATGGCTTTCCCTAGAGCGAGCCTCGTAAATCTCTACCATATCAACGTAATCAAAAACTTTACTTAGCTCCGCTTGAAACACTATGCGTTGTTCATTAAACTCTAACTCACTCATTTTGTTCCCCATTGACTTGCCATCGCCTGAGCTATACCTTCATAAGTTTTACTCCTGATTTTCCCTCTATCCTTTGAAGGCGGTAAGTAATGAATTCGCTCTCTTTTAACCTTAGGTAGCTTCATCATTTCTTCTTTAACGTCATTTGTAGGTATCAAAGGTGGTAATCCTTTTAACCATAAGCACGTTGCTTTTTGCTCCATATGGCCAAACATCCAAGGTTGAATAACTTGTGTTTGTTCCGCTCCTATAATCTGTTTGGCGTACTTGTGCATAATTGGATTTTCTACCGCTATCTTAGATATGTTTGATTCGCGCAGCTTTCTAAAAAACACAGCGCCTTCAATCATCTTCTTCCATCGCTCTTTTTGTTTATATAACCAGGTAACACCACTGTTTGAAAGGTAAGTACAAGGTGGATGAGCAATCATTAAATCCCAACCGTCATTGATGATATCGAATACGTCACCTTTATAGTGAGGACCTGATGAATCGGAATCTAGTAAATCGCAACTCATCGCATCATGACCTCTTGCAATAAAAGCATCTCGCACAGTTCCACTATACTCACAAGCTACTAAAACTTTCATAATCTCACTTCCCTCTACCTAAACTCATACCTCTCACCGAAACATCAATCTTCAATATTTCTACATGAGTCATTTGAAGTTAATTACCTTCTCTCTCAAGCCTTTTTATCCAATATTCAATTATTTCTTTTGGTGTCTCTTTGTTCAAAAGTACTTCTTCTAATTCTTCTTTTGTTCTTCTTGATGCTCCACTTGCCATAGTTTTTATATAGTTTATTTGTTTATAAGTTGCCATTTGATTCCCCTCCCTATTTAAACTCGTTCCTCTGCGATTAGTTCCTTTACATGGTCCTTATCCCTAGCAACTACGACTAATCCACCGTTACAATGATAGTTTGGTGATACCTCATCTAAGTCCTCAAATAAAAACATCTTCATATGCCGAACACTCCTTCTCTCTTGATTGATTGAAATTTTTAAACTATGCTATATTTGGATTCTTATTGCCTTCTATCCAGTAACGTGTATAAAGTTGACCCTTATTTTCTGCGACTACCTCTTTTTCGGTCATTCCATCTTCATACACAACGATTGTCATTAATTCTTCTTTGTCAGCACCTATGGAATCGTGTCTAGTTACCCAACGCATTGGATTTCTCCCAAGCTTCACGCTTTAAATCTTCGTAATCCTTGTAATAATTAGGTCCATGCTTCTTTCTGAAAACCTCCTGCCAATACTTCAACCTTTTCTGGCTAGGTTCATCGTGTATCCATCGATGACACTTGTTACACAGTAGTAGTCCGTTCGTGAATACTCCTCTTCCTACTCCGCTGCCCTTGGGTTGCACATGATGTATATGAATTCCTTTACCTCCGCACTCTTGGCAGGTATCTTGAAAGTGTTTCTTAATTTCCGCTCGTACTGCATTAGGAAACTTCCCTCTTTGTGCTCTCAGTTTAGATTGTCGTTTATGATTAGGCTTGGCTACACTTCGTACCGGTTCAAGGTCAAGTCTCATGGGCAACCTCCTAATTGAGCATTTCTTCAAGAATTTGTTCTGCAAACTTAGCCGCTTCTACTTCCTCACTTGGCAATAAATCACGTACATATCTATGTCCCGCTCTATATACCGCTAGTTTTCTAACACATTCCCAAACGTTACCCCATGTGACATTTCCGTATTTCTTATGAAGTTCATCCTTATATTTGTTATAAACTTCTGCTAAAGGCTTTGATTTATCTTGTGCTACTCGCAAGTCTTTTCCTGTTAGATCTTTGATGATTTCAGCTTTTAAATCTGCTTTTAACATTTCGATTTCTTTCTCCGTCATCAATAAACCCTCCTTGTTATATCGTTACTTCTGAATGTCTTTTACCTTTATTGATTTTAGAAATAAGCGATATTGATACGTTGTATTTCACAGCTAATTCCTTTTGGCTTAATTCTTTAGTTTGTAAATACCTTTTGATTTCCCTTACCTCGTCTATATCCAATGGACCTCTTTTCTCCTTGGGTACGACTACCTTCTTAGCTACTGATTTCGCTACTTTCTTTTTACTCTTTGTTATAGCGGTCATCTCTTTTCCGCATCGTTCCAACGCTTGAGCATGAGGGCAAGGTTTACAAAACTTGATTGAATTATTATCTTTCTGTTCGACTGGTACAAGCTTGCATTCTCTACAATGTTTAACGAGTATGCTTTCAATCTTATTTGTGACTTCCAATAGTTTGCTCATTGTTACCTCCTATGCCGATTTCCTTCATGACTTCTAAAAATCGCTTTGTATATCTCGTATCAAAGAATTTGTTTAAGTTTTCGCAAGGATCCGTCCAGTTGACTACTTGCTTATGAATACAAACCAATATGACATTTTGAAGCTCTTTGAAACCTTCTTTTATCGCTTCTACATAGACTTCACGAACGGTCATGACATCCTCCTATCTAAATTCACCACTTTACTAAACTCTTTGATGTAAGCTGCTTCTACTGTTCCTAGCGCTCCATTTCTTTGTTTAGCAATGATAATTTCTAGGATATTGGCATTCTCTGACTCTTTGTTGTAGTAATCATCACGGTATAAAAACATAATCACATCGGCATCCTGCTCGATACTTCCGCTTTCTCTGAGGTCTGACATCATCGGTCGCTTATCTTGACGTTGTTCAACCCCTCTACTTAATTGAGCAAGTGTGACAACTGGTATTTTAAAATCTTTTGCCATCGCCTTAAGGTCTGCGCTTATCTCTGTGATTTGTTGGTGAGAATTACCGTTATACTTCTCTCTTGGCTGTATAAGCGTTAAATAATCAATGAATGCTATAACCTTCTGATTTGGGTTATCTCGCTGTATTCGCCTTATCTTGGCTCTCATTTCGTTTATTTTCATTCCGCTCTTGTCGTAGATGTAGAACTCTATCTTTTCAAGGACGGTTATTGCATCCTTCCAACGTTCTTTTTCCTTGTCGTTCATGTAGTGGAAAGGGTTCTTTGTCTTGAATCCATCTATATTAGCAATACTAGAAATCAATCGTTTTAATAATAGTTTCTCGCTCATTTCAAGGGAAAAGATAACAGGTATTGCTCCGCTTTTACCTGCTGCAAGCGCCATGTTTAGGATAGTCGCTGTCTTACCCATCGATGGCCTAGCTCCGATAATGATAGATTCTTCTTCTTGGAAGCCATCTAAGAACTTATCTAAATCCGTTAACCCTGTGGGAATACCGCTCATTCCTTTCGGGGTTTCGGTGTCCACTTCCTCATACATATCTAGCAACAAGGATTTTTTATTGAAGCTGTGGTTATGATTGGATTCATCTAAGATGTTCAATTCGGCAATCAACTTTTGTATTTCGCCCTCTTTTAAATCTTGATTGCTGTATTGATGGAGTAATCGCTTGGATTCTCTTTCTTTCCAGTCTCTGATAATGAGATTTTCATAAGTCTTGAAAGCGTGGGAGGAAGGCACGCTATTCATTAATTGCTGTATATAATGCCCTCCCCCTAGTTGGTTGTAAGAGGTGACACCTACCTTATCCATAATGGTGATAGGATCAATCTCTACTCCTTCTCTTTCAAGGTCTAGCATGACCTTATAGATTTGCTTGTTTCTTACATCGTTGAAGTGATCCACTGTTAAGGTCACTTCTTTGATGATTGTATTATCTTGTAAGATGCAACCCAGTAGCACTCCTTCTTGCATATTAGAAACCTCTCATTTCCACTACCTTATCCAAGTAAGAAGCGTTCTTTTCAAAACGAGGATTAGGTTTATATTTATTTAATCCTGCTACAGTTGGTACATAGGTTTCTGATTCGATGTATTTATCAACCATTGTCTGGAAAGAACTATCATCAAATCTCAAAAACTTCTGATACCAAGCTATTGCGATTTCCGACTCTTCTAAATTGATGTTCCAGTGAGGATAAAAGATTAATAGTTTGTTCATCCCATCTTGAAAGGTACTTTTAGTTAGCATTAAAAGTCAGCCACCTTTCGTTGTTTAGGTTTAGCAGGAGCCTTCCTCTTATTACTAAACTCATTTATCTTAGCTTGTGCTTGTTCAACGGTTGTGACGTTGCTCTTTATCCAGTCATTAAGGATAGCTGCTATATATCTCATGTTTTTCTTCCCATTTAAGACTGCTTGTTGAATGGCTAGTATTAAGACTTCTTCTTTTACTCCATCAACATCTAAGTAGTTAGTAAGTGTTTGTGTTTCATAAGGTGATAGCATCCCTATGTTTTGTTGGTAGAAAGTAAAAGGGTTAACTGTTTCTTCTTCTTTTTCTTTAAGATCTAATAATGTATTTCTATCCTCATCATTTTCTAAATACCCCCCTTTAGAATACTTACTAGGGGTGGTTAATTTACTAACTACCTTAATGAATCTTTTTTCAACTGTTTTTCCATCTGAACTATATTGCATTTTCACTTTTATAAAACCCTTTTCTTCTAAAGTTGCTATGATTTGTGAGCATCTTCCTTTTGAAAGATTAAAGAACTCTGAAAAGTGTTTATTTGAAGCGAAGCAACCAGGTCCATTATCCAAACTATCTATCTCAGCCATAAAGACTTTTTCTTGTGTACTTAGGTCATTCGATAACCAAATATCTCTTGGGATCCAAATCCCCTTAAAATCTCGATTCATCCTTTACACCTCACGAAAATACTTGATATTTCCGCTCTCTATTGGTATAATTAACTTAACAATTTTATTAGAGAGCGGTTATGAAGTCACTGTTGCGAGCAGTGGCTATTTTTCATTTTCTAGGAAGCTTTGTAAAACTTTGATTAACTCTTCCGCTTCTTCGTCCTCTAACATGAATTCAACTTCACTTACTGGCTTTTCAACTGAATCAAGCTGAACAACTTTTAAATCAATCCCTCCGCTAAAATTAGAAATTTCAAAAGTCGAGCGGCTACCATCGAAATGTAGAATTGTCGATTTCGTTACCATAAGAACCTCCTTAGACTAGACTTCCGATTGCTAACTCTTTGACAATCGTTGTGTAGATTTCTTTTAATCGTGTATCAGATTCGATAACATCAAGCTTGTTTGCATCTTTAACTCTCGTCTTAGTTGCTCCTGCCTCTTCTAATCTGTCTTTTAAGTTTGTGAGTCTAATTGCTAGATTGCATCTCGCTCTTTCTTCAAGCTTTAAATAACTCATACGTCTAACACCTTGATGGTCGCCGTCTGTTCGTCTAGCAGCTTCTCGAAGCATTTTATTGATTGATTTACGCCAATCTTCGTCTTTATGTTCAGTGAATGTCTCTTTAATCGTTGTTACGTGAGTTTCAAGTCTATTTAGTTTCTTATCTCTTTCAGCATCCTCAATTTGTTTTTGAGCGACTGTATCGAATAAGTGTTTAAACATTTGAAGCTCTGGTGATAATACCGAAGTATTAAGTTCTGTCTGCTTAACATTGTAATAATCATCAACCAACATTTCGTAAGCATCCCAAGCTTCGTCAGTATTTAATGACTTAGCATGTAACCAAGCGCCTTTTTCAGTCCATAGATATAAAACTGATGTGAATTTTAGGCTGTCGTCATTTTGACGTGACCCTTTAAATTCTCTTAACTCGGAACCTGTTAGCGAAAAGAAGTGCTTACCCTCTTTAAATCGTTTTGAGTTCCTTTGAAAGTTCCTGTTAATCAATTTGCTATCTGCTCCAAATGATTCCGATAACTGACTCGTAGTTAATACTCTTTGACCTTCCCTTTCAATTACTGCTAGTTGATTCATTCGTTTCACCCTCTCTTTTTTTGTAATGACCGCCCACCCTAGAGCAGGCGGTTTTTGAACTAGGAATTTGCTGTTTTAATCCCTTTGACTAATAAAGATGAAATGTAAGAAGAGCGAGAAATGTCAGTGTTGTCTTCAACTGATTTCTTTCTTCTATCGCCATCGATTAATTCAAGCAAATCCTTGTCGATAGTTACATTTATTGATTTCTTAGCCATATTCTGCACCTCCAAACGCTAGTGGTCTAGTGGCTATAAAGTAATTTTAACATAGCCTTCTTTGTTGGTCTAGTGGTTTAGTGGTAAATAATATAGGTATAAAGACTTATTTTTATACAAACTAGTGGTTTACTAGACCAACATTATGTTATACTGTCAATTAATTAGTAGTAATAAAAATATGGAGGGAAACATATTATGTCAGGTCACAAAAAATCACCTAACGCAAAACCAATTATTAATATCACTATTGATGAAGAATTACTAAAACTAGTTGAAGATTATCAATTTGATAACCGTATCAAAAACAGATCACAAGCAATCCAAGAACTTCTTAAAAAAGCAATGAATACAGATAAAGAGGAAGAGTCTAAAGGGGAATAATGCTTACCAGGCTTATTTTTTGATCAAACAGATAGATCAAAACCTTTAGTTCTTCGCTCACTCATAAATAAGCTTTTACATAATACATACAAATGAATAAGGGGGAGGGGATCGGTTTTTCATAGAAAACGACTCCTTTTTATTTTGGTAAAAACAGGAACACCAGTTCTTTTTTAGGGTGTAGTTGTCTGAAAATTAGATCTATTTTTGAGTAATGGAAAGGGGCAAGCGCCCCTGTGGTTAAGTATTATTCTTTTTGTGCACTGGCTTAACTACATGCTGCATACCTGTTTCAAAAGTCCACATCATAGCTTCTTGTAAGGCGAAATCATGGTCTGAATAAACTCGATTACCTTGAATCTTCCATCCCTCATCAGTTTCATAGCATACGCCCCATTTTTGATTGTCTTCGCTCATCCCTTTACCTCCTGTTCAAGTAGTTCTGGGTTCTCGTATATGTTACCAATAACTTCAAATAGATGATTTTCATTCCATAACGGAACGGCAGCTTTTCCATTATCTATCCACCAAGCGCCCTCAAACATTTTCACTTCACCTACAAAGATTCTTTTTTCTCCATAATCAAAAACCTGCCTATTTACGATATCTCTTTCAAATATCTCTGTCGCATTTACATCATCTTTAAGTCCTGTATATTGCATCCAACTACTATACTTTTCATTTTCAACGTTATCTGATAGAGCATTTAATCCTACAAATGACGGAATCTCTTCCCACTGAAACATACGTTTTTTTAATTTTGAATACACTCGGAACTTAATCTCTCTCATTGTTTACCTCCTAATGTAAAAAGGGGATGGCTCCCCTCTAATAGTTTTATGGTGTTTTCCTTACCCAAGGATGCTTTTTGATTAAATCATTTATATCAAACCAATATTCTTCTGATTTTATGTCGTTTACATTTCTAGTTTTAACGTGATCTTGGTACCCTTCTTCCGAATAAAACAGTTGTCCTCCGTCTTTAAAATTAATAATCCATCCACTTTTCATTAGTATCGCTCCTTTCCGTAATCTCGATTTAAATCTTTAGTGACTGTCCAACATTCATCACGAAAATCCATATCTTCTCTTGCTTTTTTCCAAGCTTCCTCAGCATCTGATATATTTTCAAATACACCCACAACATCAATCCTATGGTCTTGTAAATAGTGTTCGTATAATACGACATATACCTCCATGTAACCCCTCCTTAATGAGCGCAATTTTGCGCTTATTGCCTATGATTCATTTCGAGTACATTATTTGGTCAGACTATTCAACATCTTTATCAAAATAACTCCACATATGGCCTGTCATCTCATCTTTAAATTCAATGTGTCTCTTTGCTTTTTCTTCATCATTGAACACCTTATCAATAAATGTTTCTCCACTATAACTATCTACAAAATAAGTAATCCAAACTTTCAAATATCTCACTCCCTTGTTTCATCATCTCTCTGGATGTAGTTCTTTACTTGGTCATACTATTCACTATTTATAGATAAAGGGCACTCACCGAGCACCCTATATAAAAAACAAGCCATACACCGTTAACATCACCCATATGCCACATACGGTACAAAAGCCTATCCTCTTCAATGTCATACCTTTATCCCTCGTTTAGATAAGATAAGCTTAAGCGTGTCACTCGTGGCGTTTATTACATCTCTTAGATGGATTAAGATATCATCCTTTTTGTAGTAGACATATCCCTCTTGTAAGATGGAACTCCCGTGAATGGCATAGCATGTCTCTACTCGAATACGGTCGCTAATGACCGTTTCAAATCCTACTACCTCATACACTTTGCCTTGGTGCCTAATATTTAACACGTGAGTCACCTCTCTCCTCTAATATCAATATCAATTCACGATTGGAGAGTGCCACATGGTCGAAAATCACTTCTGAGCTTTCGGTTATTTCAAAGTTATAATAATCAATCACTAAGATTGCATATTCAGAAATAGCAAGGATTCGTACACTTATTTCTCCACAGCTGATATCGATAACCTCATGTTCCTCATTGCCATGCTTAATCGTTTTTGGTACACTACTCATATATAATCATCTCCAGTGGTTATATGGGGAGCCTGCACTCGTATATGCTTAGGCTCCTTTTTTAACTCCATTCAAATAATTAATCGCTTTGCTTGCTTCATCTTTTGTGAAATTAGCCATTTCATTGTTCGTGTTTAAACGTTTCTTCAATGTCGCATAAGCTTCTTCAACGGTTATTTTCGTCTTTTTAGCCACTTCTTCAGTTAACTTCTTTACTAAATCTAGTTGATTATCACTAGCAGGAGTCGAATTCCCTTTTGAATATCCATTGTTTCTTTCATCTGTGCCTGTATCTGTTTCGGGGTCATCACCGGTAGGAATCATGAATGCTTTCATCATGGCGTATTTTTGAGCACCTGTAATAGCTTTGTATATCGCTTTATCTCCTGCGTCTTGCCCTTCTCCTGGTACTTGAAAACATATTTCCTCACCTGTATCGCCATCGTAAAAAGTAAATTCCATTACAACTGTAGCGATATATTCGATGTTACCCTTATGATTCTTGTGTTCTCTAACTGATTGATAAGTCATATTAGGTATCATCATGATATTTTCATCTGCTAAAATTTCACGAACTTTCTCAGCTACGTCCGATTCCAAAACATAGTTGTACTTATGGAATTTATTAAACCCATTCTTAGGAATACTCTTAACTTCTTTCATTACACGAGCTAGTTTCTTAACCAACTTCCGTTCCTCAATCATTGTCATCCTCCTTTTGATAACGTGGCAGAATCCTTAAATGCTCTATCGCTTCTTCTAAAGCTTCGATTCTTTCATCACACATTTTTATTGTTCGGTATGCGGTGTTTTTCTTGCTGCGCAACTCTTTTAATTCAGATTCTAAATTCTCAATAACTGTCATAGTATCGACTCGCTTAATCTGACGTATTTCGGCTTGTAAATCTTCGATAGACGTTCATTCCAACAATCTTCATCACAAAGGTACTCGTCGGCTCCTTCGTCTATAATGGCTTCATCTAAAGCGTATAAGTCGGTGTTGCATTCGCCACACTTAGCGATAGGGACAGGTTCATTACGATAGTAGCCTGTTATATGGCGGTCTAACTCTACAGCGTTCATGGTCATCGCTCCTTATTTCCTAAAATTTTTATGATGTCATGGCTATACATTAAATCCTCGCTATCTAAATGAGAGGGGTATACGATAGTCACTTCATCCCCTAACTGGTGGTGAGCTAAGTCAATCATGATAATGTTGCCGTCCTCCGCTTCACAAAAGGCTTCACTCTCAAAGGATTGAGTCCATCCGTACTTATCAAATGATTCGATGGTACAATCGGATGTGCTGAGATTAAGAGATAGTAGAGATGTGGCAGTGTATAGGGTTGCTAGTGTTTTTAACATGGTTATGGCTCCTTTATTGGTTATTCAACATTCGAGCTTTCATAGTTTAGATAAGAGGACTCGACTTCCTCAGAAATCCCTAATTCATCCGCTAACGAGAATATAACTTGTGCCGCCGTCTCGTCATGAGGTGCATTCATTCCATTAGCAGCAACTAACTGTTTGGCAAGTGCATTTATAACTTTAGATATCGTCATTACGCCACGCCCTCCTGCAATTGGTCTAACGCTCTCTCTATTGCATCTAACTGAGGTTGAATGTCGTAACCCATCGTTAAGTTAAACAGTTCGTCATAGCTTACCTTGTACTCAAAAAGGGTTAATCCGCTCTTGTTACAAAGAAATGTGATGGTTACATATTTATTAATCTGGCAATGTTCCAATTTAACGTGTGGTAACATCTCAGCCTTTTCCATGATACGAGCTAATTGTTCAGTCACCAGAAAATACCTCCCCTCTATATTTGATTTGGGTCATGCATTAAAACAGCCCTTGCACTATGTGGAACTAAATGTTTAATCTCATGTTCCTCGGTGTATAAGTACCACTCAGTATGAGCCTGTGATTTACTACGAGCATGAAAAACCATGTAATATTCCTCGCGATAACCTTTCTTATTTTCGACTTGATAATATACGTAGTATTCTTTCTTAAGTCTTTCTTGAGTAACTGCAGTCATTTGATACCCTCCTTATTCATAATCTTCTGAATACAAATCAGCTAACTTTGTACTTATTAACCCAACTGAAGAATTCATCTCTGTTAACTCGCTTATTTCTGCCCATTCTGATTAGAGGAAAGTCTTTCAATTCCATAATCTCGTAGGCGTGACGTTGAGAAACTCCTAATATTTCCTGTATATGTTTCGCCTTTAAAAAAATGGGATAATCTTCAACCTTTTTAAATTCCATAATTTACACCTCCTTGTTGACCTATTTGTATAATCGTATCGATAAGATAGGAGGTCACTCGCAGAGACCCCTAAATGTGGAGCGATTCGAGCTGCCAAAGTTGTTGACAGCGTACGCTTGTTATTTTCGATGCGACTAATGTAGTAAACACTAACACCGACAAGTTTAGCGAGGTCTGCTTGCGTCAAGCCTTTTTCAAGACGATAGTGCTTGACCTTGTTCAAGTTATCACCTCTTTTCACTTGTTTGCGTTATGTTTACCTTTCTTAATTTTATTATACATGATTATACAAATAGGTCAACATTAAATTTTAGATTATGGATACAATTGCAAAAATAATTTTACAAATAGGTATATAAAGGATTATTATTAGTCTGTTGATATATATAGGAGGGATTACGTTGGACACGTATGAAAAAATAGGTAACAAGATAAAAGAAACACGAGAAAAAAGAGGTAAAAACCAACACTGGTTAGCTGATCAATTAAGTGTTTCTGTCAGTTATGTTTCCCACTTAGAAAGGGGAAAAAGAAAAATTAGTATTGAATTACTAGAACAATTAGCTGATATTTTCAACGTAGACTTAACGCATTTCCTAACGGAGGAAGATGCTGTTTTTTTATCCAATGAAGAAAAAGCCTATCTCTCATTTGGACAGAAAATGAAGGAACAAGGAATTGACATTAAAGATGTTGAAAAATGGGTCCAAATAGCGAAACAACTAAGAGATGTCGATTAATGCACTATTTTGACTGAAATTGTCCGAAATGTGCAATACAACCATTTTCCTACCTATGATATGATAAAATGAGAACAGGCGTTCTTGTTTTCTACTAAACATCTTGGGGGGATTCTATGAAAGGTAGAGTAAAAATTGAAATCGACGAAATGCCGAAGGACTGGTTTATCATCACTGATGATATGATAATCATTGGAACAAAGGAGGATGATTAATGAAAGGTTACTTCCGAAAACGAGGAAACAGTTGGTCATTTACGATTGATGTTGGACGAGACCCTGAGACAGGTAAAAGGAAGCAGAAAACTCAATCTGGGTTTAAAACAAAAAAAGAAGCACAGTCTGCTTGCGCTTCTCTCATCGACAAAATAAACAAAGGTTATTCATTCGATAATCATAATGTAACTGTCGGACAATTTATTGATCATTGGCTTGAACACGTTGCCAAAAGGAAAGTAACTGAAAGAACACTACTAAATTATACCAGAGCTTTGGACAGACGTATACGACCTTATATCGGAACATTAAAATTAACTGAATTAAAATTACATCATGGACAAAAACTAGTAACTGAATTTCTAGAAGAAGGAAAAAGTGAAAGATATATCGAATACACATTCACTTTATTTCGAGGTTCTTTAAATTTTGCAGTTAAAACAGATATTCTACAAAAAAACCCTTTAGAACATCTTGAGTTACCCAGACCAAGACAAACTAAAAAAACCACTTGGTCAGCCGAAGAAATTAAAAGATTCATGATTTTCTCTAAAACAGAGAACCCATATTATATGGTTCCTTTATTGATTGCTGCTAGAACAGGCATGAGACGAGGGGAAGTTCTTGGTTTAAGGTGGGACAAGGTTGATTTCGAACGAAAAAAAATCACAGTAGAGTATTCATTAACGTTTAATGAACCAACTAAACAATTCATTATGGTATCCCCCAAGACAAAATCATCATATAGACAAATATCTATAGATGATGACTTAACCAATGAATTGAAAAGGCACAGGAAGCGCCAATTAGAAATGAAAATGTTATTAGGGGCAGACTATGATGATAGTTGGAATTTAGTTTGTTGTTCTACAAATGGTCGTCCAATGTACGGTCGTTCATTAGCTCATCATTTTGATCACGTTGCCAAAAAAGCTGGTTTAAAAAAAATAAGAATTCACGACTTAAGGCACTCTCACGCAACCATGCTTTTAAGAGAAGGAGTAAACCCTAAAATCGTATCGGAACGTTTAGGGCACTCTTCAATTAAAATGACCTTAGATGTTTATTCTCATGTCACATTAGATATGCAAGAAAAAACAGCAGATATCATAAAAAATATCTTAAATTTTTAATTGTGTGGTCAAAATGTGAGCATTAACAAAATTCAGTAACGCAAAACCCTATTGCTTCAAGGTTAATTGCGTTACTGACTCCACATGTGTCG